CGATGCATCAATTCTTTGTAAGACAGAAAAGGATGGTACAGAAACATCAACAGATTCTGGCATTGACATGGAAAACGATACAGATGTTACATTAAGTATTCGTTGTCAAAGCACGGGTAAAGTTGATTTTTTTGTAAATAGAAAATTAGTTGCAACACATACAGATAATATTCCAACTGATGAAATTTTAACAATAGCGGCGATGTCTTTATCAGGTAATGCTACTGGCACTAAAGTTACATCAATTGATTATATGTTTGCTGCATCTGATAGATAGGAGTAAATTATGAACTCTGATGTAGGTGCAAAAACTTTAACAGCAACAGGCACAATACAGTCTGGTAGAACTAGATTATTGTCTATTTACTATGTTGGTCATGCTAGTGCAGGCACTTTAACTTTTAAAGATGGTGGTGGTAGTGGCACACAAAAACTTGTTATTACAACACCAGCTAGTAGTGCAGCCGATCAATATCAGGTAGATATACCTTTAGATGGTATTTTGTTTAAAACAGATATACATTTAACAATATCAAATGTTACATCTGTGACTGTTTTTGTTACACCAGTAACTGCTGATACTGACAATGGATAGTTATTATGACGATCTTGACTTGCTTGGTTACAAAGAGGGGGGTATGCCTCCTCGTAATAAAAAGTATTACCGATCCACAAAGTCAGGAGCTGGAATGACTGAAGCTGGGGTGAAAGCGTATAGACGCAAAAACCCTGGCTCTAAGTTAAAAACAGCTGTAACTGGAAAGGTAAAAAAAGGAAGTAAAGCTGCTAAACGAAGAAAATCGTATTGTTCACGTAGTGCAGGACAAGCGCGTATGCATAATATTAATTGTAAAAAAACGCCAAACAAAAGAATTTGTCAGGCGAGAAGGAGATGGAAATGTTAGAGAAAATCAAATTTTATAAAGAAATGATAAAAGACTTGTATGTTACTAATAAAGATCTTATAGTAGTTGTATTATGTGGTTTATTAGTGATGTCTTGGATGCTATAGCAACTTCAATCTTACTATTGGTATTTTTATTTTTTTTATCAATAGGAAGTGCTTGGGCAATATTATCTTATCCAATCAATAAATTATATGAAATTAACAGAAAACTTTTCACTCGCAGAGTTAACAAAGTCACAGACAGCAACACGTCTAGGGTTTGATAACAAGCCAAATCAAAATCAAGTTTTGGCATTAACTAAACTATGTGAGAACGTTCTTCAACCCATACGTAATAAATTTGAAAAGCCAGTAATAATATCTTCTGGTTTTAGATCAGCCCGTTTAAGTGAAGCTATTGGTTCTTCAAGCAAATCTCAACATTGTAAAGGTGAAGCTGCGGATATAGAAATATTTGGTTTAGATAACAAAATACTTGCTAGTTGGATTCACTCTAATATTAAATACGATCAGTTAATTCTTGAGTTTTACAAACCATCAGATCCACAAAGTGGCTGGGTTCATGTGTCCTATACTGATGAGTGTCGTAAACAATTTTTAAAAGCTTATAAAGATGCGAAAGGGAAAACAAGGTACATACCATGGCAATAACAAGAACACAAATGACAAAACAAATAGAAACACCACCTGAAAAAAAACGAAAGATAGTAAGGGGTAGAAAAAAGACTAAAAAAAGGGTAGGATAAATTATGCAAATTACTAAAAACATAATCAAGTTCAACAATTTTCTTGTACGTATTCCGGAGGAAACTAAACGAGTTTGGGATTTGTCTGAGAATAGATGGGGATATAAACCAGGGAGATAGATGTGGGACGAGAAATAGATAAAAAAACTTTTAAAGAAAAATACCGAGATCGCTTACGAGATCAACAAACTTTGAATAGAAAAAATTTACCTTACGATGCTGAATCAGGAATAAGAAAATATACAAAAAAAGCAAAACGAATGTTAGAACAAGGTATTGGTGTAATCGGTAAAAGTCTTGGTTTAGATTATATGGATGATTATACTACGGATAGTAGGTATATAGATGATCCTAGTTTTCCAAAACAAAACCAAAGAGCAGATCAATTAATGAAAGATATAAAAGCTTCTGGGTACTACAAAACAAAAGAAGAACAAGGTGTTACTAAATATAACAAAGGCGGAATGGCCGATTACATAAAGGATCTATTATGACAAAATTATGCCCGAGAGGGAAAGCTGCAGCAAAAAGAAAATTTAAGGTATATCCTTCAGCTTATGCAAATGCGTATGCATCAAAGATTTGTGCAGGTAAAATAAAAGACCCAAGTGGAACAAAAAGAAAAGATTTCAAAGGACCAAAGCCAGCAGTATTGGGTGCCTTTATTGGACCTGTGGTTAGAGGAGCTATAGGGGTTGGAAAAAGGTATCTAGCAAAAAGAGCAGCAAAAAAAGCTGAAAAGAGTTTTTTCAAACAACTTAAAGATCAAGGTTACGAAAATAATCCAGCACTACAAACAAGCAAAAATAAAATGAGTGCAATTGTTGGAAAAGCAAGAAACCAAAAATCACCTAAAGTTATTGATGAGGCAAAAGAATTTGCAAAAAGAAGAAAAGAATTAGGTGGCATACCAAGAAAAAAAGGTAAAATAGAATCCTATATGGATAGTATTCCTACAGAAAAAATAGAAGCATCAATAGGACCAACTCTTGTGGGCTCAACTGTTGCAGGAGTAAAAGGAAAAGAATTTGCAGATTCTATAGGTGAGGATATTAGACAAGGAAAAGATAGGATTAGAAATAGCAAAAAAAACCGAAACACAGCTACCTTTATGAAAAAGAGTAGAAAATATCAACAGAAGACTGCTAATTTTGCAGATGGTGGTTTCAACAAAGTTGGAATGCACGATGTTATGGGTTCACCAATATCTGTTGATGTTGATGGTGATAATTTATCAAATTCTTCAGCTCAAGATTATTATAAAGATTTATTGTAATGGGTTTAAAAAAATGGTTTTCCGAAAAATGGGTTGATATTGGTTCACCTAAAAAAGGCGGAGGCTATAAAGAGTGTGGTCGTAAAAGTGCCAAAAGCTCAAAAAGAAAATACCCAAAATGTGTGCCTGCGGCAAAAGCTGCTAGAATGACAGAATCGCAAAGAAGGAGCGCGGTAAAAAGAAAAAGATCAAAATCACAAGGTGTAGGTGGTAAACCTACTAATGTAAAAACCTTTGCGAGCAAGGGCATGTTGATTCAAACCTATTATAACGATATACTATGACTATGAAAAAAACAAATAAAAAAAGTTCTTTTGGTATGTTGTCTGTAAAAGCAGGCATTGATAATAATCCAAATCCTACACAAGCTGACAGAATAGCTGGCGCAAAAATGAAAACTAAAAAAGCAAAAAAAGGCAAGATGTTTAGAAATGGTGGTAATGTCCTTGTACCTTTTATTGATTATAAAAGCATAGCTGGAATGAGTAGCAAACCTAAATCAATGAAAAAAACAAAAGAAATAAGAGAAAAAAATAAAAAAGTTGTTGATGAAACTTTTGCAGGTGAGAAAAAACGAATAGGTTACACATTAAAAGATCTATCTGAAACTAAATCAAAAAAATACAAAATTTTACCAGTTGATCCTGAAACAAATCCTAGATATTCAGATGCAGACGCACGAAGATCTTATGAACAAAGTGAAACCCCAAAACCCAAAAAGACAACACGTAAACAAAGTGGAGCTCCTACTTTTCCTGCAACTATGACAGTAGCTGGTGCTACTAGTTCTGTTATGAAGGGAACAGGAACTGAAGGTAGAAAAGCAAAGAGATTTAGAAGAAGTCAACAAAATATTAAATCTTTAAAAGATTATGAATCGGGTAGAAGACAAAGAGCATATGAAGATAGAATTTCTACTTCTGATTTTTTTAGTGGGTTACTTGGTTCTTTAGGTTCACAAAAAGCTTATCCATCTGTTTTAGATGATATAGCTGAACCTTACAGAAGAAAAAAAGGTGGGTCACTAGGTGTTAAAATGGCAAAAGGTGGTTTTAAAAAGAAAACACCAATTTACTAGAGATGTATAATGGCAACTTCAGGAACAACATCATTTGATCTTAATATTGATGATATCATTCAAGAAGCATATGAACGATGTGGAGGACGTACAAATAGTGGGTACGATTTAAAATCGGCAAGACGAAGTTTAAATATTCTTTTTTCAGAATGGGGAAACCGAGGAATTCATTTGTGGAAAGTAGAACTCAAAGAACAAGCACTGACAAACGGGACAGCGACGTACACAGCACCGAGCAATGCGAACGACATACTAGAAGCGTACGTAAGCACAACTACGGGTCAATCTACCACTACCAACGATGTTTCGCTAACAAAGATTAGTAGAAGCGAATACGCTGCTTTACCTAATAAAGGCTCGAAAGGTCAACCTAGTCAATATTATGTTGATAGACAAACAACACCAACTATTACACTTTATCAAACTCCTGATGCGACAACGTACACACATTTGAAGTATTACTATTTAAAAAGAATTGAAGATGCAGGGGCATACACAAACACTGCTGATGTTGTATTTAGGTTCATACCTTGTATGGTTGCAGGATTAGCGTATTATATAAGTATGAAAGTAAACCCGCAGATGACACAACAAAATAAACTTATATATGAAGATGAACTGTCAAGAGCTCTAAACGAAGATGGTCAAAGAACATCTGTGTATATTACACCACAAACATATTACCCAAGAGGTATTTAGATATGAAAAATATGAGAATAGTTAGAAAACAAGCTGGTGGCTACATGTCTGCGTTACAGCAAACACGACCTGACTTGTATAGTACAATTTCAAATTACAGAGGCAGATTAACAACACCTGAACAACAAACTTTTGATAAGAGAGCAAATATTCAATATAAAGCAAGTATGAATATGCCTGATCAAATGCGTCAAGCTTATTATAAATCTATTGAACAACAATACTCTAAACCAACCGATGCTCAATTTCAACAAGTAAAAGAGGGCCTTAAATCAAAAACTTTTGTACCAACATACAGATATGTTGATCCAAGCACACAAGGACCTGCAAGAACTACAGGGTATTATAGAGATTTATCTAAAGAAATGGCAGATATGGAAAAACAAATGAAAGGGCTAACTATTACTGAACAAAAAACAGGAACACGTACACCTTATACTTTGCAAAGAAGCAATCCATATGGTGTTGGTCTTGCAGGATATACACCTCCACCTCCCTCAAAACCAGTTTATAAATTACCACAAGGATACAAT